ATCAACAACCTCAAATCTTTACTAAAGCTAACGGTGCATTTGATGCAGCAAATAGTGCAGGTTCTTATGCTAACTCTGCTTTTGCAACCGCCAACTCTGCTTCTGGTCCAGCGGGTTCATATGCTAACTCAGCATTTACGGCTGCAAACTCAGCAGGTTCGTATGCTAACTCTGCTTTTGGTTTTGCAAATACCACCTATTCTAACTATGCTTATCCTGCATACATTCAAGCAGGTTCAGCCGCTGCATATGCAAATAGTGCCTTTGCGGCTGCTAACGGTGCGATTGGAACTGATCTTACACAAAATACAAATATTACAAATGCAAGTTCTTATGCCAACTCAGCATTTCTACAAGCGAACACACCAAGTTATGTAGCCAACTCAGCGGCATCTTATGCAAATAGCGCATTTATTCGTGCTAACAATAGTATCAACGCAAACACTGGTGGTACAATTTCAGGTGACTTAAGCATCACTGGTAACTTGAGTGTATTAGGTAATACATTTACAGTTAGTGCTTCACAGATTGTTGCCAATGATACAATGATTATTCTTGGTCAAGGTAACTATACTTCTGACATACTTGATATTGGTTTTGCTGCACACTATAACGGTGGTACTAATGCCCATACTGGTCTGATAAGAGATTCTGGCACCAAAGAGTGGCAACTTTTTGAAGGTTACACACCAGAGATTGGTGCAAATAACAACATCGATATTAATGATGCTTCATTTAAACTTGCAACTCTTAATGCTAATTTACATTCAACAACAATTTTAGTAAAAGGTATTGATCTATTACCTTATGTAAATAATTCTTATACTGCTGCAAATACTGCTGATGCAAAAGCTGTAACCGCAGGTTCATATGCCAACTCGGCATTCGCTGCGGCTAACTCAGCAGGCACTTATGCGAACTCAGCATTCTTACAAGCTAACACACCAAGTTATACTGCTAACTCGGCTGCTTCATACGCTAACTCTGGATTTGCCGTTGCGAATAGTGCAGCAAGTTATGCCAACTCTGGTTTTGCAGTAGCTAACTCTGCGGCATCTTATGCTAACTCAGGTTTTGCTGTAGCCAATAGTGCGTCAAGTTATGCTAATGCTGCATTTGCAAAAGCTAATACTGACTTTACAAATGTATCAACCACATCTGGTTACTATGGAAATACTGCCGCGGTAATTCAGTTAACACTTGAAGCAAACGGCCGTATATCACAAGCTAATACAACTTCTATAGCGATTGCTGCATCACAAATTACATCTGGTACTTTAGGTGTTTCAAGAGGTGGTACTGGTGCAGCAACATTTACAACTAATGCTGTTCTATTAGGACAAGGTACTTCAGCATTTACGACTGCTTCATCATCTACTGAAGGTCATGTGTTAACTATCAATAATTCAGGCGTTCCTACATTCTCATACATACAAGGTGGAACATTCTAATTATTATGAAAAGGAATTGTTATGAGTGTAGAATTTTCAAATGTATATCAAGAGGTTCTGCTTGAGAACTTAGATGTAATACTCAAGCAGAACTTTCTCTTCCAAGCAAAATTGAAAATGCTTGAAAGAGAAGCAAATGTTAGAGCAGAAATGCAGGCAAAAATAGATGACCTTACAGTAAAGTATAACCAAGCATTAGAACAAGTTAATTTAACAGAACACTTCAAGGTTCAAGCGGAAAACAATGATGCGATAGTGCAAGAGAAAACTAGGATTCAATCAGCACTAAATGATACGATGAGAGAATTATCATCTGTAAAAAATGATTTGGATGCTAGACGAAATGAAATTTCTAGTCTACAGAACACCATTGCAGATAGAGATGTAGAAATTAAAATTTTAAAAGATAAATTAACTAACTTAGAAAAACTTGTTCCTGCACCTAAAGTTTCTAAAAAAAATACTGTAAAGAATTTAGAATTGCCTGTTCAAATTTCTGCTACTGAACCCAAAATAAAGGTTGAGGCTGGCGGTACATTTTAATGGCAAATACAGTAATACAACTTAAGTATTCCACCTTAACTGGTAATGTACCATCATCACTAGCTAACGGTGAAATTTCCATCAACAATCGTGATGGAAAGTTTTTCTATTCTACTCCAGCTGGCGTAGTTGTAACACACTACCCTTATACAGGACCAGCAGGTCTTAATCAAGAAGTTCAATTTAATGATGCCGGTACTCTTGGATCAACATCAAAATTAACAATTGATAAAACTTCAGGATTATTAACTGCATCATTATTAAAAGCATCACAATCTGCTGGTGATGAAGGTGGTCAACTTGATTTAGCTACTGCTGCAACCAATAACTCATTAGTTGGTGGTTCAGTTGCGATTGACATTTATCAAAATAAACTTAGATTTTTTGAAACTGGTGGTACCAATCGCGGTGTTTATATCGACATGGCGAACGGTGCTACTTCTGGTGTAGGTACAAACCTTTTAGCACCATCTTCTTCAACCGATGGTTGGGCAAGAGGTCAAGCCAATGCGGCTTTCATTCAAGCGAATGCGGCATTCTTACAAGCTAATACTCCTGATTATGTTGCCAACTCTGCGGCTTCATATGCTAACGCTGCATTCACTGTTGCTAATAATGCATTCACAACAAGTAATGGTACGATAGCTTGGTCAACAGCCAATAGTGCAGCAAGTTATGCAAATGCATCTTTTTTACAGGCAAACACACCAAGCTATGTTGCTAACTCAGCATCAAGTTATGCAAATAGTGCATTTGGTGTAGCCAACAATGCTTTTACAAGTACCAATGGTTCAATAGCATGGGCTACTGCTAATAGTTCTGGTTCATATGCCAATTCGGCATTTATACAAGCGAACACTCCAAGTTATACTGCTAACTCAGCCGCAAGTTATGCTAACTCTGGATTTGGTGTAGCTAATACTGCGAATACAACTGCTAATTCAGCACAACTATATGCCAATTCAGCGTTTGCAGTTTCTAATTCTGGTTCAAGCTATGCAAATAGTGGATTTATACAAGCAAACTCTGCATTCTTACAGGCAAACACTCCTGACTATGTTGCTAACTCAGCAGCAAGTTATGCAAATGCGGCATTTGGTGTAGCTAATACCGCAAACACAACGGCAAATTCAGCACAGTTATATGCCAATTCAGCGTTCTTGCAAGCAAACACACCTAGTTATACTGCTAATAGTGCAGCAGCATATGCCAATGCTGCTTTTGCTGCTGCTAATACTTCATCAGGCGCGGGTGCAGCAGGTACATATGCTAACTCTGCATTCGCTGTAGCTAACTCTGCGGCGAGTTATGCTAATGCTGCTTTTGCTGCGGCTAACTCTGCAAATTCTGGTGGTTCTTCAAGTTCTGCTAACACAGCATTTTATGAAGATACTTTTACAGGTGATGGTTCTACAACAGTATTCACATTAAGCACAACGGCAAATCAATATACAGTATTGGTTTCTGTTAACGGTGTATTGCAACCTAACTCTGCATATTCGATTATAGGTTCTAACAATAAAATAACATTATCAGAAGCACCACAAACAAACGACACTCTATCTGTTAAGAAGACTTCTGGTGGTGGAGGATCAGGATCAAGCATCGATAGTTGGGTAAGAGATACTGCTAACGCAGCTTTTATTCAAGCAAATTCTGCCTTTACTGTAGCGAACACCGCATACACTTCAACAATAACAACTTTAAGCCCATTCTTGTTAATGGGTGCGTAAGGAACAATTATGGGTATATCTTATAAAATTTTAGGTCAAGTATTAACAACAGCGAACACAACCTCAAACTTGTATTCTGTTCCTGCGGCTACAAATACTGTCATTAGTACCATAAGCGTTTGTAATCAATCAAACATAGCCTCTACATTTAGATTGGCTGTTCGCCCAACTTCAGAAGCGTTGGCATCTAAGCATTTTCTTAACTTCGATACTCCATTACCAGGTAATGATACAATTACTTTGACTTTAGGTATTACGATGGGTGCTTTGGATGTTATGGTTGTGAATGCATCATCAAGTCTAGTTAGCTGCTCTGCATTTGGAAGCGAGATTTCTTAATGCCAATTAAAACGCTTAGTACCAGAAGAACACAGGCTGCTAGTGCTATTTCTAGTAGTGCTGTGTCATTTAACAATCCTGATGGTTCAGGTTTTGCTATTTCTGGTACAGGTGTAACTTCTAACACAACAATTAAATCAGTTCCAGTAACTGTAGGTTTATCTTCAGCAGCATCAACTACAACAGTTTCACCGCCTGTTATTACATCTTTTAATGTGGCATCTGATTCATCTTACACAACAATCTTAGATGATGTTGCTATTGATACTGGTGGTGCTTACATAAAAATTAATGGAACAAATTTTAGTAACACTGGTTTGCTTGTTTACTTTAATGGAAGTAATATAACAAATACTTACATAAGTTCAAATGAAGTAAGAGCCACTATTCCTGCAACAACAGCAGGATCATATAATTTGATGATGTTTAATGGATCAAGAGGTGCGATACTTACTAATGTGACAGTATCAGGATTTCCTAGCTGGACTTCTTCTACTTATTCTAATCTTGGACTAATTGTTAATGTTCAATTGTTGGCAACTGGTGATGCACCATTAACTTATAGTTTGTATTCAGGATCATTGCCTTCTGGAGTAACACTTTCTTCAGATGGTTTAATTTCAGGTACTGCTGCCGCGGCAGGTGTATATTCTTTTACTGCATTAGTTGATGATGCACAACTCCAAACAACACAACAGGCAATTACTTTAACAATAAGCACTACCGATCCTTATTGGAAAAACACAGTATTGCTTATCAATGGTGAAACAGGTACGGGTGCTTATGATGATCTAGGCGTTAATAATGTCATTTTAACTGCTGGCGGTGATGTTCAACCGGCAAATACTTCACCGTTTGCTTCACCTACATTGACTGATGGTTCAGTATTTTTTGATGGAACAGGAGATTATTTAACCAACACAAGTTTTACTTCGGTTGGAACTTCACCTTTTACATTAGAATATTGGGTTTATGTTACAAGTTATTTAAATGCTCAAACTTTTGGAGGTATGTTTGATACTAGAAGTTCTGGTTCAGATACAACTGGTTTTTCTACTTACTTTAGAAGTTCTAATAGCACATTAGCTTTTAGATATGGTGCTTCTGAATTAACTATTCCTTGGACAAATGTACCTTTAACTACATGGACACATATTGCTGTAGTTCGTGATGGTACTAACACTGTTCAGATTTATATAAATGGAACTAAAATAGGAGCAACTGCTTCTGTAACCAATAACTTCAATAACAATTTAGTGAATATTGGAAGAACTTTTGATCCTTATTATTATACAGGTTTTATATCTAATTTAAGATTAACAAAGCAAGTATTGTATAGTGCAAATACTACAATAACAACTTCTGCTTTGACTACTACTAGCCAAGGTGCAAATTCAGCTAACGTTATATTATTAACTTGTCAAACTAATGTACCTAGAGAAAATAATAGAATACTTGATTATAGTGCGAATAGCATACCTGTAGTAAGAAACTCAAATCCAGCAATGTCATCATTCAATCCAAATGGACCTAACTGGAGTGGTTATTTTGATGGCAACGGCGATTATCTTGAAGTTGCTAACGCAGCACCATTGTTGTTTAACACTAACGATTTTACAGTAGAAGCATGGATATATCTAACTGATATTTCTACAACTATTGCACCTATAGTAAGTAAAGGTGGATCTACAACTGATTGGGCACTTGCCGTAAATATTACCTCTGCAAGATTGTATTTTGGTATAGGTACCGGAGATTTCTTAATCAATACAGGTCCTGTAGTTTCACTTAATGCTTGGCACCATGTTGCATGGGTGCGAAGCGGTTCAACCATGCAAATATTTTTAGATGGTGTTTCTGGTGGAACTGTAACAAATATGGCTAACAACTTTACTTCTACAAATGCAGTAAGAGTTGCTCGCGGTAGAGATACATCAACAAACTATGCAAAAGGTTATATTAGTAATGTTAGAATCGTAAACGGTACTGCACTTTATACTTCTAACTTTACACCTAGCATAGTACCTATAACAACAACTAGCCAAGGTGCTACCGCAAACCAAGTTGTGTTATTGACTTGTCAGAGTAACCAATTTAAAGATAATGGAAACAACTCTTATACCATTACACGAAATGGTGATGCAGCAGTAACTAGCTTTTCGCCTTTTGGAGGTGCCGCTGCTTGGTCGCCTTCAGCAAACGGCGCATCAATCAGTTTAAATGGTACATCAGATTATCTTTCATTAGCAAATGATTCTCGTGTAACTTGGGGCGCTGGTGATTTTACTTTTGAAACTTGGATTTATTTAAACAGTTCAACTACACCATCAGCCGCAACTGTATGGGATCACAGAAACGGAACAAACGGTATTGGTGTTGTTCAACCTTATGTTGGATTAGATACTACGGTTGGATATTCTTTTTATACCAGAGCAACAACTCGTTTTAGTTCAGGTACTGCGGCAATAAAACATAGACAATGGCAACATTTAGCTATAGTTAGATCGTCTGGTGTAACTAGAATGTATTTGGATGGTGTGCAAACTGGTGTGGCATATACAGATTCTGATAACTATCCTGGCGGTACTGTTAGAATTAGTCAAGCTAATGATGGTGTAAGCACAAGATTCTTTCCTGGATATTTCTATAACATGAGATTGGTTGTAGGAACAGCAATATACACTTCAAACACCACAATAAACACCGCACCTATTAATGCTGTAGCAAATACTCGATTGTTACTAAAAGCTATACCTGGTGTTCAAGACTTAACAGGTCAAGTCTCTCTACTTACAGCTGGTAGTGCAGAAAAAAGAATTACAACATCTAAATTTGGAAATGGATCAATATTTTTTGACGGCGCAGCAGATTATGTAACTGCACTGGCAAACTCTGCTTCTGGTGTTGCTGACCCATTTGGTTTTAATACTGGTGATTTTACAATTGAAGGATGGATATACACAACTACCGTTGCTTCTGGTAGAAAAACTATTTGTGCAAGTAGAGCCACCGCAACAGATGCAACAACTGGTAGATTTAGCGTTTATGCGAATACTGCAAACTTAGAATTTTTCTCGGCTTCTGCCAACGTAGTATTTGGAGGAACAATTTCTACTAACACATGGACCCATTTTGCAGTAACAAGAAGTAGCGGTAATGTGAGACTATTTTTAAGTGGAACACAAGTTGGCAGCACAACATCATATACAGCTACTATGCCTAGTTCTGTAAACATTACGATAGGTGACAACTCAGCTGGAACTGAAAGTTGGAACGGATATATCGATGAATTAAGGATAACAAAAGGTTATGCTAGATATGTTGCTAATTTTACCGCACCTACCGTTGCTTTCTTATCGTTGTAATAAATAGAAGATTATGCCAATACTAAAAATACGCCCATCTAACTTAGACGGAACTCTGTCATATCGTGACACTTTTTCCAATGCGGCTTTCGCTCAGGCAAACACCGATGTTACTAACATAAATATCACTAGCGATACTTATGGAAATTCTACTTATTATCCAGTCATAACCGTTTCTTCAAACGGAAGAATCAATACTATTTCTACTCAAGCAGTAACTGATCCAAGTGCCATCGCATTTGCAATTGCTTTAGGATAAACAATGTCAAAACCAGCAACCAGAGCCCAATTTAAAACTTATTGCTTACGAAAACTTGGTTTTCCAGTTATCGAAATAAATGTCGATGATGATCAAGTAGAAGACCGTATTGATGAAGCATTATCATTTTGGAACGATTATCATTTTGATGGTCAGCAAAAAATGTATATGAAGCATCAGCTTACAGCCGAAGACATTAATCGCCGTTGGATTTATTGCCCTGATGTAGTTTCGTTTGTGACAGGTGTATTTCCATTTGACCAATCTAACGCATCGATCAATATGTTTGACTTGCGTTATCAATTGCGTTTGCATGATCTTTACGATTTTACTTCTGTTTCGTATGTTTCTTATGAAATTACGATGCAACATATTCGCACATTGAATTTGTTGTTCTCTGGTACTCCACAATTCAGATTCAATCGTCACCAAAATAAAGTTTTTCTAGATATTGATTGGACAAGAGATATTACTCCAGGTCAATATGTAATCATCGAATGTTACAGAAAACTTGTTCCTGATTCTGTTACTTTAACTGGAACAATGACCTACAATTCTGGTTCAAACACTTTGATTGGATATGGTACAACATTTGATCAAGAAGTTATGGAAAATGATTTTATCACACTCAATGGTGTTGATAGTGTTCAAATAGGAACAATTAATTCGCCAACATCTATAACTATTCGTGGACCATTTGCAAATAGTGCTGCAAATACTACAGCAACCGTTGCTGGAAACTCTGATGTATGGAATGATAGATTCTTAAAGAAATATGGAACAGCACTAATCAAGTTGCAATGGGGAAATAATCTATCTAAGTTTGCCGGCATACAAATGCCTGGTGGTGTTACACTTGATGGTGTAACTATCAAACAAGAAGCAGAACAAGAAATACAGAGATTAGAAGAAGAGATGTATGATATGAATGCACTACCTAATGAAATTATGATGGGCTAATGTGGCAACCAACTTCTATTTCAATAACTTTCCAATAAATCAAATCACCAGCGAGCAATTGCTGGTGGAAGACCTTGTCATTGAGGCTATGAAAATCTATGGCATGGACATTTATTATATGCCAAGAAGTTCAGGCGACCAAGTTGATTTGTTGTATGGTGAAGATACTCTAAAGCAATATACTTCAGCATATCCATTAGAGATGTACCTTGAAGATGTTACTGGTATGGAAGGTGAAGGTGATTTCATGTCCAAATTTGGTCTTGAAATTCGTGATGAAATGACCTTTCTTGTTTCTCGTAGACGATTCGTAAGCACAGTAAATCAACATCGCCCAAATGAAGGCGATTTGATCTATGTTCCATTGTTGCAAAATTTCTTTGAGATTACTTTTGTTGAACATGAAAACAATCAAGCCATGTATTACACATTGGGTCGTGGTCGTGGCGGTAATGTTTATGTTTATGCGTTGAAATTGAAACAATGGGTATTCTCTAATGAACTTGTCCTTACAGGCAACGCAGAGATTGATGGTCAAATTAAAGATGCTTACCCAAGAACAAAACTTGCTTTGTTGGCTGGTGGTACTGGAACATATGTACCTGATGAGGTAGTTTACCAAGGTACAAGTTATGCAGCAGCAACAGCAAAAGCGACTGTTCACAATTATGTTGCTGGTTCAGAACTATATGTCTATCGTGTAATTGGAACTTTTAATACTAATCAGACAGTAAAAGGTAATACAAGTAATGCAGTTTGGACAATATCTACCACATCTGATACTGCTACTATGGATAATGCATTTGAAGATGTTGTTGATAACAATAGAATTCAAACTGAAGCTGATGCTGTTATTGATTTTACAGAAATTAATCCTTTTGGTGAACCCTAATGCTACATAACGCACATTTTTACAACAGAACAATTCGTAAAATTGTTGTTGCATTTGGTTCGATGTTTAACGATGTTGTGTTAACTCGTTACTCAAAAGACGGTCTGACTGCTTACGAAACTACAAAAGTTCCATTAAACTATGGCGCTAAAGAGAAGTATTTGGTTCGTATTAATACCGATCCTACTCTTACAAAATCTATAGCAACGACACTTCCAAGAATGAGTTTCAATTTAGATGGCATCTCATATGATACCTCTAGAAAGCAACAAACAACTTTACAAAATTTTGGATTCAGTTCTGGTAGTTTGAGAACACAATATGTACCTGTACCTTATAATTTTGATTTCAGTCTATCGATCTATGTTAGAAATACTGAAGACGGCACACAAATACTAGAACAAATTTTGCCGTATTTTACACCAGATTTTACCGTTACTGTAGACTTCATTACAGAAATGGATCAGTTGTATGATATGCCTGTTATATTGAATTCTGTATCACCCGAAGTAGACTATGAAGGCGAATTATATAACACAAGAACAATTATTTGGAATCTTACATTTACTGCTAAAGCATACATCTGGCCGCCTGTTGTAAATCCTTCAGGCGGAGAATTGATTACTCAGGCAAATACAAACATATATACTGATTCGACTAACTTAGATGCACAAAAAGTTTATGTAAATTTTGCAACAGGCACTGGAGTTTATACGACAGGTGAAGATGTTTTTGTAGATGCAAGGCAAGTTACAGGTAAAGTTTTATATTTCAGTAACACATCAACAGGTGTTTTAGTTCTTACAGACTTGAACAAGAGAGTTCAAGCTAATGATTTGGTTACTGGTGCATATTCAAATGCTACTTTTAAAGTTTCTACTGTAGACAATTCACCTACAAAAGCAGTTGCAATTGTTGTAACTCCAAATCCACCAACTGCAAATGGAAACGGTCCATATGGTTTCGAAGAAACTTTTACAGATTGGCCTAATACTTTATTATGAGCAAAACAGATAAAAAATTATCAGAACTTTTTGATCTGAATCCAATATCTACTGAAATCGAACCTGTAGAGGTAAAAGAACTTGCTTTGGTTGACGATGTTGTTGATAGTGATACCGATTATGCACGAAAGAATATTCGAAACTTGATAGATAAAGGCAATATTGCTGTAGACAATCTATTAATTGTTTCAAAAGAATCAGAACATCCTAGAGCGTATGAAGTTGTTGCTGGTCTAATGAAAACGATGGCTGATTTAAATAAAGATTTGTTAGAACTACAAAAAAGAAAAAGAGATTTGAAACCTGAACTTCAAGATAAACCCGGCACTATCAATGTAGAGAAGGCTGTGTTTGTAGGTTCTACCGCAGAATTGCTTAAACAAATTAAAGAAAATAAATAGAGGTTACTATGGAAACACTTATTCAACAACTTAAAGTTATTCTTGCAACCAATTTTGCGTTGTATTTGAAGTCGCATAACTATCATTGGAATATTGAAGGAACAAACTTTCCTCAATATCATTCTTTCTTAGATGGTTTCTACAATCAAGTTTGGGAACAGACTGATGATATTGCAGAACATCTTCGTAGGCTTGATTCGTATGCACCAGGATCATTTACACGATTCTTAGAACTATCAGATATTCAAGATGAAGTTAATGTTCCAACAGCATTGGTAATGATGAATACTTTGAGAACTGATAATGATAGATTGATTATGCACCTTCGTGCAGGCATTGTTGCTGCTGATCAAGCTAATGAACCTGCCGTATCTAACTTTTTACAAGACCTTTTGGGTAGACAACAAAAATCTGCATGGATGTTGCGTAGTATATTGAAGTGATTATATGACTGATAAAGGATACATGGGAAACAGTTCTCTCAAGAGAACTGAAGTACCTCTTTCTTATACTCAAGAACAAGTATTAGAAATTGCAAAATGTGCATCTGATCCTATCTATTTTGTAGATAATTATTGTTACATAGTTACTCTAGATCATGGTTTGCAACCATTCAAACTATATGATTGTCAAAAAGAAAAGTTAGATGTAATCCATAAAAATAGAAAAGTTATTATTATGGAAGGTCGCCAACAGGGTAAAACTTCTGTTGCGGCTGCCTACATTTTGTGGTATACTTTATTTCAAGAATCAAAAACTGTAGCGATTCTAGCCAACAAAGCATCAACAGCGAGAGAAATTATTGCTCGTTATCAGTTGATGTATGAAAACTTGCCTATATGGATGCAGCAAGGTATCAAAACATGGAACAAAGGTGATGTGGAATTAGAGAACGGCTCTATTGTTTTTACTGCTGCAACAACAGGTCAAGGTATTCGTGGTAAATCTGTTAACCTTTTGTATATTGACGAAGCCGCAATCATACCAAACAGCATCGCTGAAGCATTTTTTACTGCGGTCTATCCAGTTATTTCTGCTGGTCAAACAACAAAGATTCTTATCACCTCTACGCCATTAGGATATAATCATTTCTGGAAATTCTGGAATGATGCGATGAATAAGAACAATGACTTTGTGCCTTTGTTTATACCTTACAACAAGATTCCAGGTCGAGATGAGAAGTGGGCACTAGAACAGAAACGACAATTAGGAGAACTAAAATACAATCAAGAAGTTCTCTGTAAGTTTCTTGGATCATCACTTACACTTATTGATTCGGCTACAATCGAATATATGTCTACTTGTCAGATGGTCTACTCTAAAGACGGTCTAGATTTGTATGAGTTTCCAATTAAAGCCGAAAGAGATGATGAAGAGAAGTTAGTTAAAAAACCTCATACTTATGTCATCGTTGCAGATACAGCCGAAGGTGTTGGAGGAGATTACTCAGCATTTGTAATTATAGACATAACTGAAGTTCCTTACAAACTTGTAGGAAAATACAGAGACAACAAGATTGCTCCTATGCTGTATCCTTCCGTCATACATAAAGTAGCAAAAGACTTTAATAATGCCTATGTTTTGTTGGAAGTAAACAGAAGCGAACAAGTTGCCTATATTCTACAGTCAGAAATAGAATATGACAACATACTGTATGTCACAAAATCAGGCAAAGGACAGAGAGTAACTGGCGGCTTTGCTGGCGCCGGCAGAACAAATTATGGTGTTGTGACCGACAAGAGAGTTAAAAGAATTGGATGTTTTACTTTCAAATCTTTAGTAGAAGAAAAGAAGTTAATTATCAATGACGCAGATGTAATTTCAGAATTATCAACATTCATCGAAAAAAGATCATCTTACGAAGCAGATGAAGGATATCACGATGATTTGGTAATGACATTAGTTTTGTTTAGTTGGTTAACAACTAATCCATATTTTAAAGATTTAAATGATATCAATGTTCGTGAAGCGATGTACCAAGAACGAATCAAACAAATTGAAGAAGATATTATACCTTTTGGGTTTATGACAGACGGATTAGAAGACGAATATGATGTAGATAGCGGAGATGCCTGGACAAAAGAAGAGCCAAAATCTCTACCTCCAGGCTATTTGTCTTCAAATCTATAAAAAACTAAATAGTGTATAAAGAAAAATTGACCCATAACTAAGGAGAAATCCATGGCATTT